CAACTGGAAGCGGTGGTAAAGGTAGAGTATACATTTACAACATTGCAACAGGTGAGAGATTAAAAGAACTTGAAAACCCAAATAATTTTGGTGATAGTGCAGGTGATGAGTTTGGTGCTGGAGTTATGCTAGAAGATGACGGCACACTATTAATAGGTGCAATTGGAGAAGATGTAGATAGTGCAGGTCAAGATGCTGGTGTGGTTTATAGATGGGGTGCTGCTACTAACGCAGTCGACTCAGCCAACTTTAATGGAATAGTATCTGCAAATTGGTTTAATGATAGTGGAGTAAGTATCGTTATCGATGGTCGTTATGGTGGTACAAGAGATAAACTTACATCACTTAATCTTGATGATCAATTTTCAACACCGGCTTCTAAGATCTTCGTATCATCTGTTGATGGTCCAACTACTAGAACTTCAGTAGATTCTAGTGGAGGTAATTTCAGACAAACTATTACTATTCCATTGAAAACAACTAATCCACAAAGTAGGGATAGATGGAGTGGTCGCATAACAGATGTAAATGGTAACAATGGTTCAAACGGACTAGAAGGAACATTTGCAACTAACACTCACGTAACAACTACACCAATAGATTTTGTTACTGCATTAAATAAACATTTCTATATTCTTGATGCAGCTTCTAACGATCCACAAAAGATTTATCAAATCACAATGTCATCTGATAATGATATATCAACTGCTGCAGCAAACGGAAGTCTTAGTATTTCTGGTGGTGATAATGCAGCGTTAGCTGTAGATCCAGATGCAAAATACGTCTATACTATAGATGAAGTAAGTAGAGTAATTAACAGATATGATTTATCTACAGCTGGTGATATAACAACAGCATCTTTAAATGCATCTAAAGCTTATACAGTTAGTGAAGACACTAATCCTAAAGGTTTATGTTTTAAGAACACTGGTGATGTAATGCTTGTTACTGGTAATACTACTAACAAGATATATCAATATTCATTATCCACTCCATGGGATCCATCTACAGCAACTTATGATACTTTATTCTACGATGTTGCATTATCTCAAGCTTCAGTAACTACTCCGAAGAAAATAGAAACTAATCCTCTAGGAAATAAAGTCTATTTACATGCTGATGTACTTGGAACACATAAAACATTTGAACTTACTGTAGCATCTGGATGGAGACAAGCAGGTGGAATATCAGCAGCTAGTTTTAATAGTTTACCACAAAAAGTAGTAGTTTCAGGAGATGCTGGATTTTCTTTCTCATTAGATGGATCTAAATTCTATGTACTAGATGATGCAGGTACACAACTGCTATCTCAAAAAGATCATGCTAGTGCCAACTATAGTAAAACTGAAGGAACAACAGAACTTACTACTTTCTTTAACAAAAAATTTCCAATCTCTAATCTAAATCAAATACCATTTGTTGCTGATGATCCAGCTGATTGGGCTGAGGTTCCTAGAAGTGTTGATGATGCAGTAAACAGAATGTCTAACTTAGTTAAATCTCTTAATGGTGGAACTCCAATTCCATAGTGAAAAAATGTCAGATGAAAAACAAACAGCAGAAAATGATTTTGAATTTGCTAGACGTACCTATCACGATCTAATAAATAAAGGTTCAGAAGCATTGGATGATATGGTTGATGTAGCAAGAGCTACTGAACACCCTCGAGCTTATGAAGTCTTATCAAACATGATGAAGAACATGGGTGATATAAATGGATCTTTACTAGATCTTCATAAGAAGAAAAAAGACTTCGACAAAGACGATAAACCTGTAGAACTTCCCAATCAAACTACTAATAATGTGTTTATTGGTTCCACTAGTGATTTACAGCGTATGCTATTACAAGATGATGAGGATAAAGTAGTTGACATTAGCGATTACAAGAAAGATGAATGAAACATATCTTGGCAACGCAAGCGTAAAAAGAGACGGTATTGTTCATAACTTCACTAGAGATGAAGTTAATGAATATCGGAAGTGTTTAAAAGATCCAACATACTTTGCATCAAACTATTGTAAAATTATTCATGTGGATAAAGGTTTAGTACCTTTTGAACTATATCCTTATCAAGAACAAATGTTTAATCACTTTAACGATAATCGTTTTAGTATAGTTCTTGCATGTAGACAATCTGGTAAATCTATTTCATCAGTTGCATATCTACTTTGGTATGCTATATTCCATCCAGAAAAAGTTATTGCTATATTAGCTAACAAAGGTGCAACAGCACAAGAGATGTTGCAAAGAGTTACTCTTATGTTAGAGAACCTTCCATTCTTTTTGCAACCAGGATGTAAAGCTCTCAACAAAAGATCAATAGAGTTTAGTAATAATAGTAGAATTGTATCAGCTGCAACATCTGGTTCATCTATTCGTGGTATGTCTGTTAACTTACTATACTTGGACGAGTTTGCATTTGTTGAGAATGCTGCTGAGTTCTACACTTCTACATATCCTGTTATTTCATCTGGTAAAGATACAAAGGTTGTAATTACATCTACTGCTAATGGCATAGGTAATCAATTCCATAAGATATGGGAAGGTTCAGTACAAGATGTTAATGAGTTTAAATCTTTTCGCGTCGATTGGTGGGACGTGCCAGGTAGGGATGATAAGTGGAGAGAAGAGACAATAGCGAATACTTCTCAACTTCAGTTTGATCAGGAGTTTGGGAACACCTTTTTTGGAACAGGCGATACTTTAATAAACGCTGAAACATTGATGAGCTTTCGAGCAAAGAATCCTAAAAGATTAGTTGAAGGTAATAGTGTCTGGATCTATGAAGAACCAGAAAAAGATCATCAATATGTAATGACCGTAGACGTATCAAAAGGAAGAGGACAGGACTATTCTACTTTTAATCTGATCGATATTAGCGTTAGGCCTTTTAAACAGGTTGCTGTATATCGCAATAACCTTATCTCTCCATTACTCTTCCCTAACATTATATATAAGTACGCAACTTTCTACAACACTGCTTGGGTCGTTGTAGAGTCAAATGATCAAGGAACATTAGTAACAAACGGATTGCATAATGAACTAGAGTATGAGAATTTATTCATTGAGTCAACAGTAAAGTCAAATAGACTTGGTGTTGAAATGAATAGAAAAGTGAAACGTATTGGATGTTCAGGTATCAAAGATTTATTAGAAGAAAGAAAGTTAGAGATAGTAGATCAAAATACTATCCTAGAATGTAGTACATTCATTGCAAAAGGTCAATCGTATGAAGCATCTGATGGTAATCATGATGATCTAATGATGAATTTAGTAATGTTTGGATACTTTGCAACAGGTAACTACTTTCAAACATTAACAGATGTTGATATAAGAAATATGTTGTTTGAACAACAAATGAAACAGATAGAAGATGATATGCTACCGTTTGGTTTTGTAGATGATGGTATCAAAGCTGCAGAAGAAGAAGAAATGAGAGATAAGTGGATGAGAGATAATTCTATAACAGAATGGGGCTCAATTCACTAAATATATTAAATTATAAATAGAAGTAATTGAATGTCCGTATTATGAAAACTTATAATTCGATTACTGGAAAAGGAACAAGAAATGGCAATTGGTACACCTTCAGAGTCTCCAGCTATTGTCGTCAAAGAAGTTGATCTAACAGGCGGTGTGCCTAATGTACAATCGACTACAGGCGGATTTGTTGGAGCATTTCGATGGGGTCCTGCTGAGGTAGCAACCTTAGTTTCAAATGAAGCTGAGCTTGCAGAAACATTTGGGGCACCAAGCGATAGTTTTGCGGTAGACTTCCTATCTGCTGCATACTTTTTAAAGTACGCCAATGCATTACAAACAGTTCGTGCAATAAACAGCGATGCAACTAACGCTTGCGATAGTTCATCAGCTGCAGCACTAATTAAAAATAACGATGCATGGGATAACGGATCCTTTGGCACAGGCAGAGTATTTGCAAAATGGCCAGGGGAGTTAGGAAACTCATTACAAGTTGTTTGGGCAGATGGTACAAACTGGACCAACTGGACACAAGCATACAAAGACCAATTTGATGGAGCTCCAACAGGAGAAGAACATCATGTATTAGTATTAGATCAAGATGGAGTCATCACTGGCACAGCTGGTGGAGTATTAGAACGATTCCCATTTGTATCTTCATTATCATCAGCTGAAAATACTGATGGTTCTACTAACTACATGAAAGAAGTAATTAACAGACAATCAGAATACATCTGGATGAACGAAGTAGTTGATTCAACTGGTTCGTATTCACTTACTGGTGGTACTGTAGGAACAGATCCTACAACAGGTAACATTGCAACTGGATTCGATAAGTTAGAAGACAAAGATACAGTTCAACTAGATTTCTTAATTGCACCAGGTAAAACAAATGCTTCAGATCAACAAACTGTTGTTAACGATCTAGTAGCTATAGCTGGTACAACAAGAAAAGATTGTGTTGTAGTAACTTCACCTGCTCAAGCTTCTGTTGTAGGAAACGCTGATCCTGTTACAGCATCAATCACTGATGCAGACGGATACACTTTCAGCTCACATCTAATTGTAGACAACAATCACTTAAAAGTCTATGACAAATATAACGACAAGTATATTAACATTCCAGCCGCTTCATCAACAGCAGGTATAATGGCTGCTTCTGATGCAAACGCTGCACCATGGTTCTCACCAGCAGGATCTCGAAGAGGTGCTTACTTGGGTGTAACTTCACTAGCTTACACACCAACAAAAGCTCAACGAGATACTCTATACAAAGCTGGTATCAACCCAATAGCAAATCTACCTGGTCAAGGTATATTACTATACGGTGATAAAACACACTTGAATAGACCATCTGCATTTGATAGAATCAATGTAAGACGACTATTCAATGTGATTGAGAGAGCAATATCAACCGCAGCAAGAAACACATTGTTCGAATTGAACGATGAGTTTACAAGAGCTGAGTTTGTTAATATCGTTGAACCATTCCTAAGAGAGATCAAAGGACGTAGAGGTATTACAGACTTTAGAGTTGTATGCGATGAAACAAACAACACAGCAGCTGTTATTGACAGAAACGAATTTGTGGCTAATATCTTTATTAAGCCTGCACGTTCTGTTAACTACATCACTCTAAACTTTGTAGCAGTCAGATCTGGCGTTGACTTCGAAGAAGTCGCCGGACGACAGGTATAAGGGAGATAGAAGATGGCAGTATTAGGCGTTGATGATTTTAAAGCAAAGATCCGAGGAGGCGGTGCTCGTCCTAATTTATTTAAGGCGACAATCAACTTTCCAGGATATGCAAATGGCGATGTAGAATTAACATCGTTCCTATGTGAAGCAGCTCAATTACCTGCTTCCATTATGGGTACAATTATTGTTCCTTTCCGTGGTCGTCAGTTAAAGATGGCAGGAGATCGTACATTTGATGTATGGACACCAACCATAATTAACGACACAGACTTTAATGTTCGTAACGCAATGGAGAGATGGATGAACGGTATGAATGCACATAGTGCAAATACTGGTTTAACAAATCCTGTTGATTACGAAGCAGATCTAGTTGTTGATCAGATTGACAAAGATGGATCTACAATAAAGACTTATAATTTTAGAGGTTGTTTCCCAACAGCAATATCACCAATCGATCTAGCCTATGGACTAGAAAATGAGATTGAACGGTTTACTGTTGAGTTCCAAGTACAATACTGGGAAGCACAAACTACTTCTTAAACCACTATAAATAATTTGAGGGGCTATCACGGCCCCTCTAAACTTAATATTAGGAATTAAAATGGCTGAAGAGAGCGGACTTAGATTATTTGGTTTTGAAATAAAACGTGCTAGAGATAGAAAAGCAGAGAAGATGCAATCTATCGTCCCTCCTGTTGATCAGGATGGGGCTGGTTATGTTACCGCAGCTGGTGCTCACTATGGTACATATGTTAACCTTGGTGAAGGCGATCATGCTAAAGACAACTTACAGAACATTAGACAATATAGAGCTGTTGCAACTCATCCTGAAGTAGATGCAGCAATTGAAGATATTGTTAATGAAAGTGTAGTTGCAAACGAAAATGAATCTCCAGTTTCACTTATATTAGATCATGTAGAAGGTCTTAGCGATCAACTAAAGAAAGCTATGACAGAAGAGTTTGATAATATTTGTTCTATGTTACAATTTACAGAACTAGGACATGATATCTTTAGAAGATGGTATGTTGATGGAAGAGTCTATCACCATCTTGTAGTAGATGAAAAAAATCTAAAAGCTGGTATTCAAGAGATTCGTCCAATAGATGCTACTAAGATTAGAAAAGTAAAAGAAGTAAAGAAGAAGAAAGATCCTGCAACAGGTGCAACTCTTATTGAGAATGTAAATGAGTTTTACATTTATCAAGAAAAGCCTGGTGGGATGAATCAAGGTATCAAACTATCAAATGATTCTGTATCTTATGTAACTTCTGGTCTATTGGATGTTGCAAGAAAAAGAGTTGTATCACATTTACATAAAGCTCTAAAACCTATCAACCAATTACGAATGATGGAGGACTCACTTGTTATATACAGACTTGCGCGAGCTCCTGAAAGAAGAATTTTTTATATCGATGTTGGTAACTTACCAAGAGGTAAAGCTGAAACTTATATGAAAGACATTATGGCTCGTTACCGTAATAAACTTGTATATGACGCAGACACAGGTAAGATCAGAGATGATAGAAAACATATGTCAATGCTTGAAGATTTTTGGCTCCCTCGTAGGGAAGGCGGTCGTGGAACAGAAATCTCTACTCTTCCAGGTGGTGAAAACCTGGGACAAATCGACGATATCATTTACTTCCAAAAGAGATTATACAGATCATTAAATGTTCCTATCAATAGATTAGAACAAGAATCTCCTGCATTTAACTTGGGTCGTTCTACTGAAATCAACAGAGACGAAGTTAAGTTTCAGAAGTTCATTGATAGATTGAGAAAACGGTTTGCAATGTTGTTTACTGAGATTCTAAAGAAACAACTTATAATGAAGCAGATAATAACTGAAGAAGATTGGAATGAGTGGCGGCAAGATATTGTTGTTGACTATGTAAGAGACAATCACTTCTCAGAGCTAAAAGATGCAGAACTTTTACAAAACAGATTACAAACATTGGATACTATGCAACAATATGTTGGAGAATTTTTCTCAAAAGAGTATGTTATGAAGAATGTACTTCAGCTAGATGATGATGGTATGGATGAAATGAAAAAACAAATAGATCAAGAAAAGGCTGCTGGTGAAATAGCAGACGATGAACAAGGAGACAATGATGGAAATTGAGGATCTAATTAATAGTGTAGTAGACCAAGACTTTAGTAAAGCAGCTCCTACATTTAAAGAAATTATGGATACTAAGATGGGTGATGCTATGGAGCAAGAAAAGATTGCGCAAGCAGATCAGATTTTTAATGGTATGATACCAGATGAAGAAGAGTCTGCTGATCCAGATGATGATATCACTGATGAAGAAATGGAAGCTGCCATTGAGGAACTTCCAGAATTAGAAGACGAAGTAGAAGCTGAATTAGAAGATGACTCTGAAGAAGTAGAAGCTGAAGATGTGGAAGCTGAATTAGAGGAAGTAGAATAATATTACTCAAAAATAGAATTATTATAAATAAAAGTTAGAACAAAGATGACGAATACTTTTAAAGAACTTAGAGAAAAGCTGGGAAGACATCCTGCTGGTAAGCATGTCTTTGGAAAAAAGATTAATAGAGTCCCAGTTATGATTCATAAGGACAAAGGCGAATTCGTTGTATACATCGATGGTGATAGACTTGATGGCTATAAGACTCAACGCGAAGCTGAGAAGATGGCCAAAGAGTTTGTTAAACAATATAAAGGAAAATTTAGATGAAGCTTATTACAGAATATACTGAAACAGATGTTCAGTGCGTTGTTGAAGCAAAAGAAGATGGTTCCAAGACTCATATGATTGAGGGCATCTTTGCTATGGCTGAATCTAAAAATAGAAACGGACGTGTTTATCCAGAAGCTGTAATGAGAAATGCAGTAGAGAAATACGTCGAAGAACAGGTTTCCAAGGACAGAGCGTGTGGGGAATTGAACCACCCAGACGGCCCAACTGTTAACTTGGATAAAGTATCTCATAAGATTGAAAATCTCGAAATGGATGGTAACAATGTTATGGGAAAGGCACGAATATTGGAAACTCCTATGGGACAGATTGTAAAAGGTCTGCTTGAGGGTGGTGTCCAACTAGGTGTCTCAACTCGTGGTATGGGTAGCCTTGAGCAACGTAACGGTACTATGTACGTCAAAGATGACTTTATGCTTAATACGGTTGATATCGTACAAGACCCATCAGCACCAAATGCTTTTGTTAATGGAATAATGGAAGGTGTTGATTGGATCTGGAATAATGGCATCATTGAAGCTCAAGAAATTGAAAAAATAGAGACTGAAATTAAACGTGCTCCACGTGCGGATCTATATGAAACGCAAACACGTGAGTTCAAGAATTTCCTCTCGTTAATGAAATCTAAATTGTAAGGAGTCAAGCATGACTGATCAAGTAGAAGAACAGGATGTAGAGCTCGAAGAGGAAAACGTCGAAGAAGCTCACGATCCAAAAAATGCTGAAGCTCAATCATTTGCTGCGAACGACAAAGCTGAAGATGCTGTAAAAGGCAAAGCTAAAGCTCGCAAAGGTGATAAGAGTAACAGCGAACCAATGCAAAAAGCACCTGCTGCACCATCAGGAATGAAGGCAGAAGATGTTGAATTCAATGGAGACTTTAGTGAAGACCTAAATGCTCTGGTGGAATCTGAGGCAACACTCAGCGATGAGTTCAAAGCCAAAACAGCAGTAATCTTTGAAGCAGCGGTAAAGTCAAAACTTGCCGAAGAGATCGATCGTTTAGAAACTGAGTACAAAGAACAATTGGACGAAGAAATCAAAACGACAAAAGAAGATCTAGTCGAAAAAGTAGACAGCTACCTCAACTATGTGGTTGAAAACTGGATGGAAGAAAACAAAGTTGCAATCCAATCTGGCCTACGTGCTGAGATTGCAGAAGGTTTTATGAATAAGTTGAAAGACCTATTCACAGAATCTTACATCGAAGTTCCAGAAGGTAAAATTGACCTAGTAGACGAACTAGCAACTGCAAACGAAGAACTGGAAGAGCAGTACAACGAAGCAGTAGCTAAGAGCATGAAACTTGCAGAAGAGTTAAACACTTATAAGCGTACGCAAATTATTGCAGAAGCTTCTAAGGATTTAGCAGACACTCAAGTAGAAAAGCTAACCAAACTCGCAGAAAGCATTGACTTTGAGTCAGAAGAAGATTTTGCAGCTAAAGTAGAAACTTTAAAAGCATCATACTTCAAATCAGATGCTCCAACATCTCCTATCTCAGAAGAGACAGAAGATGATACAGCAGATGATACTGTAGAACTATCAGGTTCTATGGCTGACTATGTAAATGCTCTCAGATCAACAATTAAGTAAACAGGAGATCCTATAATGGAACAAACTTATGATCGTCTCGTAGAGAAATGGTCTCCAGTTCTAAACGAAGAAGCAGCTGGTAAAATTGACAACTCGCATAAGCGTGCTGTTACTGCTGCCGTTTTGGAGAATACAGAGAAAGCTCTACAAGAACAAGGAATGATTGCTGAGACTGCAGCTAACGCAGCCGGCAATGGTGTTTCAACAGTAGACGGCGGCACAGGTGCTGCTTCTAACTGGAACCCAATCCTTATTTCACTCGTACGTCGAGCAATGCCAAATTTAATGGCATACGACATTTGTGGTGTTCAGCCAATGTCAGGTCCAACAGGCTTGATCTTTGCAATGAAATCACGCTACAAAACAACTAAAGCAGGTGCTAACGGAACTGGTTCAGGTACAGAAGCACTATTTAACGAAGCACTAGTAAACTACTCTGGTGACTCATCAACATCATCTGGTGGTTCAGAAGGACCTTCAGGTCTTGCTGGAGTAACTGACACAGACGCTGACTCAAGCATCGTTGACTCAGATACTTCATATGTACCAACAACAGGTGATGCATACACAACAGCAGAAGCTGAAGCACTTGGTAACACAGGTGAGTCATTTGCTGAAATGGGTTTCACCATTGAAAAAGCAACTGTGACTGCGAAGTCACGTGCTTTGAAAGCAGAGTACACACTAGAACTAGCTCAAGACTTGAAAGCTATTCACGGCCTAGACGCTGAGACAGAATTGGCAAACATCTTGTCAACAGAAATCTTAGCAGAGATCAACCGTGAAGTTGTACGTACAATCAACGCACAAGCGAAGATTGGTGCACGTCAGGCTAACGTAACAACCAAAGGTATCTTTAACTTATCTTCAGATGCAGATGGTCGTTGGTCAGCTGAGAAGTTCAAAGGTCTTGGTGTACAGCTAGATCGTGAAGCTAACACAATCGCAAAAGAGACACGTAGAGGTAAAGGTAACATGGTTATCTGTTCTTCAGACGTTGCTACAGCGCTATCAGCTTCAGGAATGTTAGATTACGCTCCAGCGTTATCAACAAACTTGAACATTGATGACACAGGTAACACTTTTGCTGGTGTACTTAATGGACGTATCAGAGTATACATCGATCCATATGCAGACACAGATTACATCACTGTAGGTTATAAGGGTACTAACCCATATGACGCAGGTGTATTCTACTGCCCATATGTACCATTAACAATGGTACGTGCAGTTGGCGAGAATGACTTCCAGCCACGTATCGGGTTTAAAACTCGTTATGGCATGGCATCTAACCCATTCGTAGGTTCTGATGCGGCTGACGGTCTTGCAGCTAACCGCTCTAACCAGTACTACAGAATATTCCGCGTAGACAACATCTTAACATAAGATTAAGAGTTGCGGAAAAAACTTAGGGGGCCTTTTGGCCCCCTTTTTTATTCTCCGTATCTTGCTTCGTAGTAAAGCTCTTGTATTTGATCATCGGTTTTATCTTCGATTCTATCTCTGATATAACCAGCATGTCTTACCAGATAGTTTATAAGAGTCTTTCTATAAAAATTTGAGACGTTATCTTTAGTAATTACATATACCATCTCACACCTTTCTCTTTAAGACTTCTTTAAGATCAAATACTGAGAAGTAAATTGGTTTAGCAACCATCTTACCAGACTCATCTTGTTCTTTTTCTGTACGAGAGAAACGTACTAAAGAAGCAGCTTTTTTGATACCTTTAAGTTTTTTACCAGATAAACCTGGAAGCTTGCAAGCTTGCTTAAAAGTTACAAATTCTGATCCTTCTTCAAAACCAGCAGCAAGTAAAGTAGAATAGTTTTTACCTGTGTATTCGTGACCTGTTACATAATTAATCATTTCATATCTCCTTCATCCTTACTATTAATATCATATAAATAGAAGCAAAAGTCAACAGTTAATTTCACTTTTTAGGAAAAAAAATGCCAGTTTTAAATCCAGATGTTAAAATTGAAGTAAGTAATACAACAAGTTCATCGGACTTGAATAACCTTAACTTCTTACAACCTACAGCATTTAAATTAACTATAGATAGAAAACATTATGCTAATCTACAGTTCTTTGCTCAAACAGTATTACATCCAAACCTTAGTATGAATCCAGTTGAGGTTCCATATCAGAGAATTTCTTCTGTACCTTTTGCAGGAGATAAATTGACTTTTTCTGAATTAACGTGTATGATAATAGTAGACGAAAATTTAAACTCGTATACAGAAATGTACAATTGGATGAATAGAATAGTTGTGACAAATGAACGTGCATCAAGCAGCAGAACAGAAACACAACCACCTACTGTTGCTGACATGACTTTATCAATACTAAGTAGCCATAACAATACAGTACGAACAATTAAGTATCTTGATTGTCTACCTGTTAGTCTTGGAGATATGACATTAGAATCTACTAGTGGTGATGTACAATATATTACATTCCCTGCTACGTTTAGATTCTCTACATTTGAATTAAATTAATGACCGGAGTATATTATGACATTGGAGCAAGTACTAGAAGAGTGGGCAACCGACTCTAAACTTCCTCGTAACAATTTAGACGAAGCATCTCGTCAAACACCATCATTACATTCTAAGTATCTTACTTTACTTTCTCATGCAAAGTTAAAGATGAAGAAAGCTGAGATGGATCAGAAGAGTCTATTGAAAGATAAATGGCTCTACTATAATGGTAAGATGGATGAAGATCAACTGAAAGCTACTGGATGGGATCTGGATCCTCTCAATGGTTTAAAAGTTATGAAAGGTGAGATGGATTACTATTATGATTCTGATAAAGAGATACAAGAATCAGAACTAAAGATACAGTATCTAAAAACACTTATAGATACTCTTAACGAGATTGTGAATAATCTCAATTGGAGACACCAAACAATTAGTAATATGATACGATGGAAGGTATTTGAAGCCGGTGGCTGATATTGTTTGCAGACTAAAAGATTATAGTATGTTAGAAGTAGATGTAGATGCTGGACTTGCAGCAGAGTTATCAGACTTCTTTTCTTTCTATGTTCCTGGATATAAGTTTATGCCAGCCTACAAAAACAAAGTGTGGGATGGAAAGATAAAACTATTCAATCGCATGTCGGGCGAATTATCTGCGGGGCTCTACGTTTATCTTGTGAAGTTTGCGGCAGAGAGAAACTACACTTTAGATACTGAGGAATCACAATACGGTTTCCCTTTAGTGAAGGATCAAGTTTCAGAATTTGATGGATTTCTGAAGGTAGAACATCTACCGTTTCAACCTCGGGATTATCAATATGATGCTGTAGTAACAGCGCTAGAACGATCACGTGCAATATTATTATCTCCAACTGGTTCTGGCAAATCATTTATAGCATATCTACTTATTAAGTATTATATGTCAATGATTGAAGAACATAAAAAGATATTGATTGTTGTTCCTACAACATCATTAGTAGAACAAATGGAGTCAGACTTTTTAGAATATGGAATGAGAGGACCTCATCCTGTTCATAAAATATACTCTGGTAAAGACAAAGAAACAGATAAACGTATTATTGTATCTACTTGGCAATCAATATATAAGTTTCCTCCTGCATGGTTTAAAAAGTTTGGTATGATTATTGGAGATGAGTGTCATGGATTCAAATCTAAGTCTTTATCATCTATAATGAACAAAGCAACCGAAGCTAAATATAGATACGGTTTAACAGGAACACTTGATGGTACTCAAACTCATAAGTTAGTTCTTGAGGGCTTGTTTGGACCCGTATATCAAGTGACAAAGACCAAAGAACTGCAGGATGATGGAACATTAGCACCATTAGATATAAAAGTGTTGTTAATCAACTATCCTGAACAAGTGAGGAAAGACTTTGGAAAGAAAACTTACCAAGATGAGATTGACTTCATTATTGGACATGATGGTCGTAATAAGCTCATTCGTAATCTCGCTTTGGATGCTAAAGGAAATACTCTTGTCTTATTCAATCGTGTGGATGCTCATGGAAAACCACTCTACGATCTTATAAATAGTAAGGCAGAAGAAGGAAGAAAAGTATTCTTTGTTTCTGGTGAAGTTGCTACTTCAGATAGAGAAGCAATACGTAAGATAGTGGAGAAACAAAAAAATGGAATCATTGTGGCAAGTCTTGGTACCTTTAGTACTGGTATTAATATTCGGAATCTGCACAATATCATATTCGCTAGCCCGTCGAAGTCTCAAATTAAAGTTCTACAGAGTATCGGAAGAGGGTTACGCAAATCCGATGACGGAAGAAGCACTACGCTCTACGACATCACCGACGACCTTCATTGGAGAAAGCGAAACAACTACACGCTATCGCACGGGGCCGAAAGGGTGAAGATATATAAAAAGGAACAGTTTAAATATAAACTCATACAGGTAAATCTTGATGGATAATGTTAAACAATTAAAACTGACAACTGGAGACGAAATCATTTGTGAGATCCTTGATTGGGCAGATGAACAAGAAGGTGATATAGTTGTTCGTAATGTTTATATGATTAACGCTAAAGATGATGATGTGAGAGGATATAGATATTATAATTTAAAGCCTTGGATGACTGTGCAAGAAGGTGATGATACTTTCATTACTTTAAACATAATGCATGTAGTTGCTCAAGGGAAACCTGATCTGAAAGTTTTGGGTCAGTATGATCAAGCTGTAATAAATTCAAATCTCTCAGAAGAAGAATTAAATAAAAAAGTTAGTGATTATATAACTAGAATGAAAGATAAATTACAAAAGCAAGCTGATATCGAAGAAGAGTTTGAAAATGTAATTTGGTTTCCAGGGAGTGATAAATTACATTAATGGAAGATGATACTGCTTATCAAAAATATAAACACCATAGGCAATGGTTTAACAAACTCTGGCTGTCAGAAAAGCTAGGTTACAAATGTGGTCCAGCTGGAGTAGATATTCCGGAAGATGGAACATATGTTATTAGGCCTATTTACAATCTCTCAGGAATGGGTGTTGGAGCTACTGTTAAAAAATTAAAAGCTGGAGATCGCAATTCAACACCTCCTGGATATTTTTGGTGTGAGTATTTTTTAGGGACTCATTACTCTGCAAATTATATTTGGCAATACGATAGAGATATGATAAATGGTCAGTGGAGAGATCCTTGGAAAGGTAGATCTTGTTGGGTTGGAATAAACATGCCTGTCAATGTTAGCAAATTTGTCGAATGGCAGAGATCAGATTTTGTACCATCTGTTCCAGATGAACTTACTGAGCTGTGTGATGTGAAAGAAATTAACGTTGAGTTTATAGGTGATAAAGTAATTGAAGTTCATTTAAGACATTCACCAGACCCAGACTATGATCATATAATTCCAGTTTGGTCTTCAGATCTAGGTCCTAAAAAAGATCATATGGAAATGCATGGATATGATTTTATTGAAGCTTACGACGATGCAGATGGTCACTTAGAAGACCCCCGTATTGGATTTTTAGTAAAATAGTATACTGCCGGCCCACCATGGGCAATAAGATTATACATCTATTTTAACAACTTGTCAACAGTTTTTTTTAGTTGATCTATAAAAAAATTTGTTATATTATATTAAAAACTTGAGGTTTATTATGGCAAAAAAAGATAACATACATTATGTAAACAATAAAGAATTTTCCCAAGCAGTCGTAGATTATTGTACAGTAGTTACTGAAGCAAAGAACAGTAATGATAACATACCTGTTGTCCCAGATTATATCGCTCAGTGTTTCTTAAAGATAGCTGAAGGTCTGTCACACAAATCTAATTTTATAAGATATACATATCGCGAAGAGATGGTTATGGATGCTGTTGAGAATTGTTTAAAAGCCATCAAGAACTATAATGTAGAAACAGCAACTAGAACAGGTAACCCAAATGCGTTTGCTTATTTCACTCAAATCTCGTGGTATGCTTTTCTACGCCGTATTGCCAAAGAAAAGAAACAATTTGATATCAAACAAAAGTATATGACATCATCTGGAATAGAACAATTTATAATGACTCAAGAAGGTGATACTGCATCTCAACAAGTTGTCCAAGCATTTGTAGATACATTAAAAGATCGTATTGATAAAGTAAAAGAAAAAGATGATGTAATAAAAGAGTTTGCTGTACAAGAAAAGAAAAGAGCAAAACGATCAGCTAGTCCAGTTGATTCAGATTTGAGTAACTTCCTATGAGAATATTAATAATGGGTTTACCAGGTTCTGGTAAAACACACTTAGCAAAAAGATTACAAGTGCATTTAAACTGTGCTTGGTATAATGCAGATAAAGTCAGAGAGATGGCAAATGATTATGACTTTACTGAACAAGGTCGTAGACGTCAATCTGAACGTATGAATTGTTTAGCTACGTTTGAAGGTACAAGAGCCAGAACAGTAATATGTGACTTTGTTTGTCCTACTGGAGAAACTAGAAAGACATTCTCAGCTGACATTACTATATGGATGGATACAATAGCTGCTGGAAGATATACTGACACTAATCAGTTATTTGAACAACCAACAGAAGTTGATTATCACATAAAAGGTTTTATGAGTGAGAAAGAGATTCTCGACTTTGCTAATCAACTCAAAGAAGAACGTCATGTTTGATCCTCAAAAGCCTACTACTCAAATGCTTGGTAGGTGGCAACCTTGGCATAAAGGACATACAGAATTATTTAAAAAAGCGTTGTCTGAAACTGGTCAAGTGTGTATAATGGTTAGAGACGTCAGTGGTATTGTTGGTAAAGATGCTGGTGGCGGACGAACAGTAAAGCAAAACGATAATCCATTTCATTTAAGAAATATAAGAGGACGTATCGAAGATGCTTTAGCTGAAGAAGGATATACTAATGGTATTGAATATACAATACTGCCAGTACCAAATATTGTTGACATTAGCTATGGTCGTGGTGTAGGATATACATTCACACAACATGATCTAGGTGAAGAGATTCACAATATCAGCTCGACTAAAATTAGAAGGAAGATGAGGAGGGAAGGGAAACTCGATGCGCGTGGCAATACTAAATGACACTCATTGTGGGACTCGCAATAGTAGCGACATATTTCTCGATAACGCAGAAAAATTTTATAGCGATGTATTTTTTCCTTATCTTTTGGAGCATAACATTCGCCATATCATTCACCTTGGTGATTATTATGATAACAGGAAGTTTATCAACTTCCGTGCTCTTAACCGTAACCGTCATGCATTTCTTAAACCGCTTAGAGATCTAGGTATCACCATGGATATTATCCGTGGTAATCATGACACATATTATAAGAACACAGGTGAGTTAAATAGTTTAAAAGAGTTACTTGGTCACTATATGAACGAAGTAACTATCATTCATAAGCCAACAGTTATGGAATATGGTTCACTGAAGATGGGACTTGTTCCATGGATTGATGATCAATGTGAAAAAGAATCTATGGAGTTCTTAGCCAAAGCTAAGTGTGATTGGATTGGAGGTCATTTTGATATAATTGGTTATGAGATGTTAAGAGGCATAAGATGTGAACATGGAATAGACAAATCTGTATTCAAAAGATTTGAGAGAGTTTTGTCTGGACATTTTCATGTCAAGTCAGAACAAGATAACATAACGTATCTTGGATCACAGATGGAGTTCTTTTGGAATGATGCGCATGATAACAAATACTTTCACATTCTTGATACGGAAACTAGAGAGATTACCGCGATTAGAAATCCTCACACTTTATTTCATCGTATTAGGTATGACGATACCAATACTGATTACCTTCATTATCCTTTGGATGAGGTCGATGGAAAATTTGTTAAAGTTGTGGTGGTAAACAAAGCTGATACTTTTACATTTGATAGATTCATAGATAGAATAAACAATAGAGAGATCCTTGAGTTAAAGATAGCAGAAAATTTTAACGAATTTGTAGGATCTAATGTTGACGATGAGAGTGTTTCGGTGGAAGATACTCCTACGTTACTTAATAGTTACATCGATGCTGTAGATACAGATCTTGATAAGGATCGTATCAAAGTTGAAATGTCTAACCTTATGACCGAAGCACAAGCTCTAGAAATAGTATGATTACATTTAAAACTCTAAAGTGGAAGAACTTCCTATCCACTGGTAACAATTGGTGTGACCTTAACTTCCAAGAAGCTAAAACAACTCTTGTTGTAGGTCAGAATGGTGCTGGTAAATCAACAATGCTAGATGCATTATCTTTTGCGTTGTTTGGTAGAGCACATAGGAATATATCTAAGGCACAACTAGTCAATAGTATAAACAATAAAGGAACAGTAGTAGAGGTTACGTTTAATGTTCTTGGATCAGACTTTAAGATCATTAGAGGTATAAAACCAAATAAGTTTGAGATATGGCGTGGTGAGACTATGTTGAATCAAGACTCCCATGCCAAAGAGTACCAGAAGATCCTCGAGCAAAACATCTTGAAGCTTAATCATAAAAGCTTCCATCAGATCGTAGTGCTAGGCTCCTCCTCCTTCATTCCCTTCATGCAGCTAAGCGCTCAGAATCGAAGAGATGTGATCGAGGATCTTCTGGACATTAATGTATTCTCTAAAATGAATAGTATACTAAAAGAAAAGTCATCTATTCTAAAGGATAACCTAAAAGATGTTGAACACAAAACCGAAGTTATCAAGACAAAGATCGAAGCTCAGAAAAAGTACATTAAAGATATCAAAGCAATCAACGAAGAACAAAAAGAAGAAAAGCTTGAACTTATTAAGGACTATCGCGATGAGATCAAGACTCTCAATGAGTCTAACAGTAAACTATCCACCTTTGTCGAAGCAAACTTATCTACAGCAGAAGACGATAAGCAGAAAGCACAAACAAGGATTGCTGAGCTCACACAGTTCAAAGCTAAGTTTAATGCAGATATCAAGAAACTCGTCAAAGATGTCAAATTCTTTGAGCAAAACGATGAGTGTCCTACATGCACCCAACCCATTACTAAGAAAACGAAAGAGAAGCATATCCTGGATGGAAAAACAAAAGCACAGGAACTCAATGAAGCATTACAAACTGCTGAAGATTCTCTGGGAAGACGAAATGAATTACTGGCATCCGCTGAAGAACAAATAGGTAAATGTGTAATAGCTCAAAGTGAGATGCATGGTAACAATCAATCAATAGACAACTTTCAGAAGGCTATAGATCGTACTCAAGGTGAGTTAGACAACATATCTAAAGGTTCAGACATAGCTGCAGCTAACACTGAATTAGATGAACTAAAAGAAAATAGTAATGAACTAATTGAACAAAGACTAATACTAAGTGAGCAACAAAACTATAATTCTGTTATGACTCAAATGTTAAGAGACACTGGTATCAAAACTAAAATAGTTAAGCAGTATCTTCCTGTTATAAATAAGTTAGTAAATCAGTACTTACAAATCCTTGACTTCTTTGTTTCGTTTAACTTAGATGAACATTTTCAAGAAACAATTAGGTCAAGGTTTCGTGATAACTTTACATATGATTCTTTCTCTGAAGGTGAGAAGCAACGCATAGACTTAGCACTACTGTTTACGTGGAGACAGATTGCAAAGATGAAGAATAGTGTTGCAACAAATCTTCTGTTACTTGATGAGACATTTGATAGCTCGTTAGATCTAGATGGTGTTGACAATCTTATGAAGATAATCTATAGTCTTGGTGAAGATACAAATGTATTTGTTATATCTCATAAAGGTGAAATGGTTGATGGTAAGTTTGAAAAGAAATTAGAAGTAGTCAAAGAAAAAAACTTTAGTAAGATAAAATGTTAGTAGAAAACTTTTTTACAGAACGAGAAGTAGAACAGTGTATTCAAAAAATTAAAGGTAAAGGCCTTGGATCCGAGTATGCTATAGGTGAAGGTGGTGAAGATACTCAAATTACTAATGATGGTACAAGATCTTGGTATAAATTCTTTAGTGGTTTTCACAGACTGTTAGAACCAAGAGTTAGTGAAGTATTCAAAACACCGTTGATTAAAACTAATGACTTTGGTAGAATATACACTAAAGGAGCTGAGTTAAAAAAGCATAAAGATGCCATGCATTGTGATTATAGTTTTACTATTAATCTAATTAATAGACCACACACTGAACGATGGGCCTTTCATGCTGGAGATGATACTGTTTACATGAGTCCAGGTGATGCATACTTTTATCGTGGACCTCAAGTAACACACTGGAGAGATAAATTACAATACGATGAATGTTGGCAATGGTTTTTCCATTTTAATGAAGCTGACTAATTATATGAGGAATACATTATGGAGATTAGTGCAAGCACAGTAAATGTGCTAAAAAACTTTGCAAATATAAATGCAAATATTGTTATCAAACCTGGTAACAAACTTATGACAATATCAGAAGCAAAGAACATATTAGCAGAAGCTTCAGTACCAGAAGAGTTTGCTAGTACTGTTGGTATCTATGATCTTTCAGAGTTTCTTAATATATTAGGACTTGTGGATAAACCACGAGTAAGGTTTGAAGATCAGTATATGCAGATTGGTGGTGTCTCTGGTAGAGAGCTTGTAAAGTATTATTATGCTGATACTGAAATGTTAACTACTCCTACTAAACCAATTGATATGCCTGATGCTGATGTATGGTTTACATTAGATGAAGGAACATTGAATGGAATTAAAAGAGCTGCTGCTGTTTTTGGTCATGGCCAGTTGACTATTGAACCTAATGATGGTAGTGTTAAACTATCTGTGATTGATCCAGAGAATGCAACTGCTAATGAATACTCTATACAAGTAGATGGAGGATACGAAAACGATAAGTTTAAATTTGCACTAAATATAGCTAATCTAAGGATGGTATCAGATAACTATAATGTTAAGATATCATCTAAACTAATCTCACAATTTACAAACGAAAGTGGTGACCTCACATACTGGGTTGCACTTGAGAAGTCATCAACATATGGAGAATAAAATGGCTAAAGAAGATGAAGTAAAAATGGCTCATGAGTCGCATGCACCAGTATATGATCTTGCTAATCGTATTAGTAGATCAACTGTTGCAGTAGTTGATACAATGGTCCAACGTGGTGCAATCAAAGGTGAGGAGTTAACAACTCTTGGCCAGCTACGTGATCAAGCAACACAAATGATTCAAATGTGTGAAACATATCAAACGGATCAAGCTGCTAAGAAGGAATAAGAAAGAATATGGATACCTTTCTTTGGGTTGAAAAATATCGTCCTAAAACAATATCTGAAACTATACTTCCTCCTTCATTAAAAAAAACGTTTCAGCAGATTGTGGAAAAGGGTGAGTTCCCTAACATGTTGTTTACTGGTACAGCTGGTCTAGGAAAGACCACAGTAGCTAAAGCATTATGTAATGAACTTGGCCTGGATTATATTATTATCAACGGATCAGAGGAAGGTAACATTGATACATTGAGGGGTAAGATAAAACAATTTGCCTCTAGTGTATCTTTGTCGGGCGGGTTCAAGGTTGTTATTCTCGATGAGGCTGACTACTTGAACCCGCAATCGACTCAACCTGCATTACGTGGGTTCATAGAAGAATTTGCAAACAATTGTAGATTCATACTTACTTGCAACTTTAAGAATAGAATAATAGAACCACTGCATTCTCGATGTGGTGTTTATGAGTTTAACACTACTAAAAACTCTCTAGCTAATCTCTCTATGGAATTTTATAAAAGGCTTAAAGAGATATTAGACAAAGAAGGTGTTACTCACGAACAAAGAGCCACAGCTGATTTGATTATGAAACATGCCCCTGATTGGAGGAGAATACTTAATGAGGTACAGAGACTTCATATTTCTGGTACTGGGATTAACTCTAGTACATCTACTAATGCAAGCAACAACTTTAATACCTTGGCCGCTGCTATAAAAGAAAAGAACTTTAAAGCTATGAGGCGTTGGGTTGTAGACCATATGGACGTGGATACGAACGCTATCTTTCGAGGTCTATATGATAACATGAACGAATATGTTGAACCACAATCTATTCCTCAACTTGTTCTTATTCTTGCTGATTACCAATATAAAGATGCATTTGTAGCTGATCACGAACTAAATATAGTTGCATGTATGACAGAGATAATGGCTCAGGTTCAATTCAAATGAAAAAAATAGTAGTACTTGGTGGTGGAGTCATTGGTTGGTTCACTGCAGCTCTTCTTCAAAAAAGACATCCAGAAATAAAAATAACATTAATTGAATCACCCAATGTTCCTATACTGGGTGTTGGAGAAAGTACTGTACCTCAACTTGGAGAGCTTCTTCAGTGGTTAGATGTTGATGAAAACACTTGGATGAAAGCAGTTCATGGTATTCATAAACTTGGTAATCATTTTGTAGGATGGAATACAGAAAAACCAATGACTCATGTAACTGATCATTGGAATGCTCTACCAGAAGAATATCATTTTTATTCATTTAGTTTTTCTTACAATACAAACTCTTTAAGAAACAATTTCTATAAACATAGAACTGTAGATGATTACTTCTATGATAATGATGGTAAGTTTGGTATTGATAATAAACATCATGACTATTGGTTAGAGTTAGTAAGAAGAGGTAAGTATTCAGCTAGTCAAACTGATGCTTACACAATGGAACAATATCACCCAGCAATGAAGAATCGTGCTGCTCGATATAATGATGGCTATCCTGTTACTGGTGGATACAATAGCTATGCTTGGCATGTAGATGCTGAAAGATTTCCTAAAGTAATAAGAGACATGGTTGCTATACCTTTAGGAGTAGAACATGTAACAGGTCATGTTAGCAGAATACAAAAAGACTATAATGGTTATGTTACTAACCTTAAACTAGAAGATGGAAGAATCTTTGAAGCAGACTTGTACTGTGACTGTACTGGATTCAATAGAGTACTAATGGATTCTATGGATGTTAAATGGCAAGGCATAAGTCAGTTGCCTACTCAGTCTGCTTGGGCAGCTCCTGTTAAGTATAAAGATCCTTATCAAGAAATGAAGCCTTACACTCAAAGTTATGCTAACAGAAGTGGTTGGAACTTTATTATATCATTGTATAGTAGGATGGGTTCTGGATATGTATTTGATGCTAATATAGAAGATCCAGATGAAGCTAGAGAAGATTTTATAAGATACTGGGATGGATATGAGTTTATAAGAGATCCTAGATTGATACAATGGGAACAAGGTTACTATGATAAAGCTTGGGATAAGAATGTAGTAGGTATTGGTATGGCTCAAGGATTTATTGATCCAATGGAAGCTAACAGTATATACGTTGCTCAAAGTTGTATACAAATGTTAGATCAAGCTCTTACAAAATACAAAGGAAGAGACATAGCTGAGTCAGCTAAGAAAGCTTATACAAGACAAGTCCAAAAACTAGAAAATCAAATAAGTGATTTTATATCTTATCATTTTACTTTGAGTAAAAGAAGAGATACTCCATTCTGGCGTAAGTGGGGAAAGTATGGTATTGATAATGGTCACATTGAAAAAAACTGGAAAGAGTATCGAGCACCTAGAGGCTATCTGGGACGTAATATATTCTTAGACTTTCAATGGGCTGATCAACAATTGTATCTAGATAGATGGGACGATAAGTTATGTGAACTTAACATCAAACCAAAAGAGATGTGCTTGGCAGAAATAGATTTTAAGTATATTAATGATAAAGGAAAAGCATTAGCTTTTAACGCACCTCATGTTTATGATTGGTTTAAAGATCACATACATGAAGGTAAGACTTACTCTGAAGTGTTAGAAGAGGCTTTAGCAGAAAGATGATATACATTGATGGTATTGAATATATTGAAAGTGATAATGATAAAGTAAGATCTGCTGTTATTGATTACTTAGAAAACTGGACTGTTACTGTTAGTACTAGTGGTACTACTGGAGAACCAAAAACATTTCAGCATAGTCCAGCACTTATGCAACAAATAGCAGAGTATAATGCTGATTGGATGGACCTTACATCTAATAGTACTATGATGTCATTATACAATCCTAGAGGTATTGGTTTTACTTCTATGAGTTTATATCCATGTGCAATAGCAAATTGTGATGTCTTTATTGAAACAACTGTATCAAACTATCCTGATAGATTAAGAGAAATAAATCCTACTCACACACTTATACTTCCTAATGTATGGAAGACTTGGCATAGACATAAAAAATGGAAAGAGTTAGATTTAAGTAATCTAAAACATATGCAAGTTGGTAGTGATGTTACTCCCAATGGTCTCATGGAAGATCTAAGATCTAAAGGAGCACAAAAAGTTACTACTGCATATGGAAGTACTGAAGTACCTCCAATTGTTATGAGTACTGAGAAGCAAGACATATACCATTTCAATGACATACATCCTGAAATAGATTACAAAAATATAAATCACGAAGACGGTTCAATTGAATGGGTTTGTAAGTGGAAAGATCAACAAGAGTATTGGCATAGCGGTGATCTAATAGAATATACTGATGATGGTGAGTTCTTTTTTGCTGGTCGTAAACACAATTCATTTAAAATGGAAAATTGTGGTGATAGAGTTTACCCAGAACAAATAGAAAAGGTTGCTATAGATAGTGGAGCTGATCTAGCTTTATGTAGAAAAGAAGGACACAATTGTGTTGTGTATTACACAGGAACTATGAATACTCAACTGTTCTTAAACAATCATAGATGCGCTTATGAAATAATACCTAAAGAGGTTGCTCATATTGAAGTTGACGATAATCTAAGAAAAGTAAAGAGGAATCAAATTATTGGACAAATTATTTGATACCAATCTTCCAAATGTAAAGTATCTTTTTACTGATGATAAAGATAATCCATACGTAGAGGAATGGGTGTGGGATGTTTGTGCAGATGCAAGTAAAAACAAACTACCACAGCTTGATGACAATCCTTTTGTGTATGATATTATGTCAGAATATGATAGAGATTATACAGCTTTATATTTAGTAAATGATAGGCCAACCTATGGTTATTATTTTAAAAAGACTCCTCATATAGATAAAAGATTAATAAGAAAACTAAGAGCCTATAATCTTGATCAAAAGAACTTTCGTTTAACAAATATAAAATTCTGGAAAGAAGAAGCAAATATCTTTAGGAATCATTTAAAACCTTTTTTTGCTAAACAAGGTATCGATACTATATTTTTTACTAGACACGTTGAAGCTAATGGTGTCAAAGAAAACAAATGGCGAAGCAACAGAAAGACACCAAAGATTGGTTATACTATGTACAGCGTCTTTGATGTAGAAGTGAAAGGCTTTACTCAAAATGTTCATTATTATAGTACAGATCCTTCAGAAACAATAGACGACCATTCATTTGCTTCTAATTTTCATAAATGTTAAAATATGTTTACAAAAGAATTATCTGAATCTCTAGAACCTTTATTGTTTTTATTAATAGTAGAAGGTATCAGCGATAGATATACTAGAGCTGAACGTGAATACATTTTTGCTAAAATTAGTGAAGATAATAACTGCTCCTTTTGTTATGACATTCATTATTCATTAGCTTTACAGTTTAAGATAACTGATGAACAAAAGAAGAATATAGAAAATATACTTTCTGGTCCGCTTGACAATGAAACAGAATCAATAGTACATTTTTGTCACTTAGCAAACGGATTAGAATCTTTAAGGAATTAATATGTTAACACTTTACACACAACCAGCATGTCCGTTTTGTGATACAATGAAGTCGATGCTTGATCAAATAGAAGCTGACTATACAATTGTTAATATTAGAGAAGACGCTGAAGCATTAGAATTTGTAAGACAGCGTGGACATAGAACTGTTCCTCTGTTATACTATAATGAGAAACAAATAAACGTACTCAACACTAATAAGTACAATACTCAATCTTTACAAGAAGCTATTGATAAAGCTATGTGGCCTTCTGTTGATAGTGGAATAGAACAAGGTTTTTAATGAACCCATTTGATTATGTAACTAGTATCAACTATAGTAAACAAGACATTATGGTTGATGATATATGTGAAAAAGATTACAATAGCTTTATGATTAATAGATCTTTAAGCTATTTTCAAGACACAGTTGGCCTTGCTAACGTAATGAATCAGTATCATCACACTGATAATAAGCTCCAATATCACTTTCTTATAAATATCATCCGAAAGCGTAAAAGATTTTCGAAATGGATGAAACCAGAAACTGAGAGTGATATTGAAGTGGTCAAAGAATACTATGGATACAGCAACGAAAAAGCTAGACAAGTATTGTCCCTTCTATCACCTGAACAGATAACTATAATAAAACAGAAGGTGAACAAAGGTGGAAGAAGCTAACATTGTAGAGTGGAACCCAACAGATATGTTGGAAGTAACTCTAAACGAACCTGATGATTTCTTAAAGGTTCGAGAAACACTAACAAGAATTGGTGTTGCATCTCGCAAAGATAAAAAACTTTTCCAATCATGTCATATACTTCATAAACAAGGCAGGTACTTTATTGTACATTTCAAAGAGCTGTTTATGTTAGATGGAAAGAAAGCCAACTTAGAAGAAACAGATATTCAAAGAAGGAATACAATAGCTACATTAATGAGTGATTGGGGTCTTGTTGAAATACATGACACTTCTAAAGCAAGCAATTGTGCTCCTCTAAGATTAATTAAGATACTTCCATTCAGAGAAAAGGATGAATGGGAATTGTGTCCAAAGTATAACATTGGGAATAAAGTGAGTAATGTTTCCGCCTGACCTTAATGTTGCAATAGAAAATAAGATTCCTTATGCAGGATCTCTAGATATATCTCCAGACCTTTTTCCTAGTTGGGAAGATATAGTACCATTCTTTGATAAATCATTTCTTAATGGTAACCAAAGAGCTAGAGATCCTCATAAAATCTTTGTTAACATGAAAGACACAGACTTTGCTATTATAAGAGAAGTAAAGTTAGCTTTAGGAAAATTGTTAGGACGTGCTGGCTTATCATGTCATTGTTATGCTGGCTTTAGTCCAAACGCTATAGCATCTCCTCCACATTGTGATGGAATGGAGGTATTTTTTGTTATGATAAAAGGTACTATGCCTTGGAAGATATTTGCCAATGGGTGTGATTATGATGATAGAACAAAGACTATGACTTCTAAATCAACATTCTCTCAAAGATTAAATCCAGGTGACTTTGTATATGTTCCCACAGGAATATATCATGTTGCTTTGCCTGATTGTTCTAGAGTAGGCTTTTCCTTTGGGTGGTAACCGATATTCAAAAAAGTGTTGACTTAGTCAACCAAATGTAGTATAAATAACTTTGCGATGCAGAATGATCTGGTCGTAATATTAATCTTGCTTGATTCATAAGGAGATAAAAAATGACAGGCTTACATACACTATTCCCCCGTTCATCATTTGTTGGTTTTGACCATCTGTTCAACGAACTAGAATGGACAGCTAAACATGCAAATGATCATTATCCACCTCATAATATTATTAAGACATCTGAATCTGATTATCTGATTGAACTAGCTATTGCTGGCTTCTCTAAAGATGAAATCAACGTAGAGGTCAAGGATAGAACACTTACTGTAACAGGTGAACATAAGTCAAGGGGTCGTGAGTTTATTCATCGTGGTATTTCAACCAAGAAGTTTAAACGAACATTCCGACTGTCTGAGCACGTACAAGTGCACGGAGCAGATATTCAGGATGGAATACTTGCAATAGAACTGAAGTACGTCATCCCAGAAGAAATGCGTCCTCGTAAAATAGAAATTGGAAAAAATTACGAGGGTCAAAATGACACAACACATATTAGCGATAAGCAACTACTTACAGAGTCCAATTGAAGGTCTCTTAAATTGGTTCAAAGATTGGAACGCTGGTTACCAAAGAAACAAAATGGTAAACGCAACAATCAAAGAACTTTCAGCTCTTTCCGATAAAGAGTTAAACGATATTGGAATTGGCAGAGGAGATATCCGTTCAGTAGCTAGAGGTGATAGAACGCTCAAGCGTACTGCTACTTACCCTAATGAAAATCTAAATGGGTGGGTGTAATGGATACAGTAATGAGATATACCTTTGCTCCATTATCTGGAATTTGGAATAGTATAAATAATACATTCCAAATTATTGGATATTCAAGAGCTGCATCTGAGTTAGCAAGACATGGCTACTACAAAGAAGCAAAAGCATGTATGCTACAAGCTGCAGATCTTAGAGAAGCTGGAGAAAAATAAAACAGCGACCGGGCGGTTAGCCGCCCGGCTGATCACACAGGAGGTATCATGATTCATGACATTGATTTAACATGGTACAATCACAACACACAGGAGAATATTATGGCAAATAATCCATATCAAATTCGATACGATGTTCTTAACATGGCAAAAGAAATTGTCGACAAGAACTATGACATGCAACTTGAACTAGCTTACAAAGCTATGGAGATGCATAAAGAAAACACTCAACAAGCTCTGGATGCATACAATCAATATGTTCCAAAAATGATGACACCAGAAGAGATAAAAGCTCAAGCTGAAAAGTTGTATTCATTTGTAGTAGATAAAAAAACTGATTGAGGAAAGGCCTTCGGGCCTTTTTTACTATGCTATTAACTGATAATGATGGACAATCTGTAAACTTCCAAATACCTGAAGAGTATAAAAAGATTCTTATAAATGTATCTGGTGGTGTTGATAGTGCACTAGCATTGTATCTCACTGTTAAGTATGTTAAGAATAATAACTTAGATGTTGAGATTAATGCAATGACTTGTGCTAACTCAGCTAAAGGAAACTGGAATGCAAGAAAAGCTGCTGATGTAATTCACACAGTAATAACTAGAACTGGTTATACTAACTTTAACATGCATTACAGTTTCTATAGAGATGAACAAGAAGGTCATTACTTTGTAGAAGTTCAAAAACAATTATTAGCTAATGGTGTGTTTGATTTCTTTATACATGGGACTACAGCTAATCCTGGACCTGTCATAGTAAAGAACATTAGAGGCAGACCTGTTAATCTTGCAAAAGATGCATTACCAGATAGAGATCTAAAAAACTATGATGTGCTATCAAGAAAAACCGTTAATGGTAAAACATTTGGTTTGATGAGTCCTTGGTATAATGTAAACAAAAAATTCATTGCAGCTCAGTACAAAAAATATAATCTTGTTGATGACCTATTACCATTGACAAGAAGTTGTGAAAATAGACCTACTAAGCCAGTTATCATAGACCAATTTGAAACTGAACCTTGTGGTAAGTGTTGGTGGTGCTTAGAAAAGAAATGGGCTTTTGGACACTTCTAGTTGACAATAAAATAAAAATAGATTATAATATATGCTGATAGTAAGTTCGGAGGGAATATGAACTTTTACACTAGCGTTAACCGATACGGTAACAATATCCTCTACAGAGGCTTTGAGAATGGCAAACGAATCGAAAAGAAGATTCCATATATGCCAACTCTATTTGTTCCTACAGACAAAGAGACTGGATGGAACAATCTACAGAATCAACCAGTACAACCTATGACCTTTGACACTATGCGAGACGCTGGTGACTTTATCAAGAAGTATGAAGGTGTAGATAACTTTCCAATATATGGGACTACTAATTATGTTACTCAGTTTATCACAGATAGATTTCCTAATGAGATTAAGTTCGATCGTGATAGAATTAATGTAACTTCTATTGATATAGAGGTTGCATCGGATGATGGTTTTCCGTTTGTAGCTCAGGCTGCACATCCTGTGATCTCTATTACAATGAAGAATAATATAGATAATATATACTACGTTTGGGGACTATACGACTATGACGAGAACTCTTGCATCGTTGAGGGAGTCGATAAAATCCAGTATGTCAAGTGCAAGGATGAAATCGATCTTCTACTATCTTGGCTCACTTATTGGCATGATCCTCGCTGGTGCCCCGATGTGGTTACCGGCTGGAATACTCGTCTATTTGATTTTCCTTATCTAATAAATCGTGTAAAGAATATCATTGGTGGTGATGTCTACAAGAAGTTCTCACCATGGGGTGTTGTAGATCAACGTAACATCATCATTGCTGGTCGTGAGAATATTGCTTATGAGATGATGGGTATCCAACAGCTAGATTACTATGATCTATTTCGTAAGTTTGGATATGCATACGGACAACAAGAGTCGTACAAACTAGATCATATTGCTCATGTTGTTCTTGGTGAGAATAAACTCTCATACGAAGAACATGGTAATCTTCACACTCTATACAAACATGACTTCCAAAAGTTTATTGACTATAACATAAAAGATGTTCAGTTAGTTGATAGACTAGAAGAGAAGATGGGTTTGATTACTCTTGCTTTGACTATGGCATATAGAGGTGGTGTTAACTACTCAGAAACATTTGGTACTACATCGATATGGGATTCGATTATCTATCGTTTACTATTTCAAGAACAGGTGGCTGTTCCTCCTAAACTAGCTCAGGTCAAAGAGAAGTATCCTGGTGCATACGTCAAAGATCCTATGACTGGTATGCATGATTGGGTCTGCTCTTTTGACCTGAACTCTCTTTATCCTAATATCATTGTTCAGTACAATATGTCACCAGAGACTATCATTGATGGTAACATTCCTGGTGTTAATGTAGAGACATTACT